TTGATTTAGTTATACTAGATGAGGCTTCTAAAATAAATCCAAAGATATGGGAGTCGTACATTCGGCCCACATTATCAGATAGAAAGGGAAGAGCTATTTTTGTATCAACGCCATCTGGCTACAATTATTTTTACGATTTATACCTTAGAGGTAAGGATAAAAAGAACTGGTATTCTTTTAATTCACCCTCTTGGGAGAACAATCACGCGTTCCCTAAAGGCCAGCTAGATGATGATATTGTAGAGGCCAAAGATAGTGTGTCTTCAGAGATATTTCACCAAGAGTATGGAGCTAAATTTACTTCACTTTCTGGACGTGTATATAAATTTGAAGAAGAGTTAGATGTTGGGAATGCAGATTACAATCCTTATCTCCCTACGTTTTGCTCTATTGACTTTGGCTACAGAATGCCAGCCGTTTTATGGTTTCAAGTATATGAAAAGAATCAACAATATCACGTTAACATTATAGATGAGTTTATACATGAGAAGAATGTTAAAACGGATGACTTAATCAAGAATGTAATTTCAAAGCCATATAATGTAAGAAGATATTATGGTGACCCGGCTGGATTTCAAGCTCAAAGTTTTTCTGGAATGGGTGATGCTGAAATTTTTTATCAGCGAACCGGTCACCGTGTACATACAATAAGAGATAAAGTGTCTCGTAATATATCCTCCGGAATATCTCATGTGAGAGGTTTTCTTAACTCATCATCTGGAGTACGTCGTATCCATGTAAATAAAAAATGTACGGGAATCATTGAAGACTTTTTAGGCTACAGATATCCAGAATGGAAAGATGGTAGGCCTTTACATGATGACCCTTTAAAAGATGGAAGGTGTGACCACGGGATGGATGCCTTGCGATATTTCTTTGTCAATAGGTTCCCGATAAAACAATTTAAAATAAGGAAATTCAAAGCATGATAGAAAAAGCTATAGATATTATAAAGCAAAACGTTGTAGGCCTTAAAATGGGAAATTCTAGGCGAAGAAGGAGGCTTGTGGAGAAGTATGTAGATTTTTATGGTGGGGAAAATACTGCTCAGTATATTGCAGATAGGTTTAAGTTAGAGGCTTTCCAAGAAATCCCTCCAGCATGTTTTAATTTTACTAAAAAGTTTATAGATAGAATGGCGCGCATTTATACTTTAGGAGCTCAACGTTCTGTTAATGCTAAGTACGACTCTATGATACTACATAAAAATAATTCTTTTAAGCATATCGAAAAAATGACACGTTTGATTGGAACTATCGCAACAAAAGTAGATTGTGTGCATTCAAATAATGATAAAATAGGATTTAGTTACGAGCCTATATATTATTTCGACCCAATTTTTGGAGATGATATTTTAAATCCAGTGGCAATATTATATCCTATGATGGGTAGCGGTTCAGATGTTTATAATGATTCGCCTTTACTTTATTCGTATTGGGATTCAACACATAATGTAGTGCTTGATGCTGATGGTAAGGTTGTAGATGAGTTTGTACATGACTACGGCTTTCTTCCGTTTGTATTTACTCATAGAGAACATCAAATAGATGATTTCTTTGTATGCGGGGCCTATGATATTATTTCTTGTAATGAGATGGTCAACATACTCCTCACTGAGGCTAATTTAGGTTTAAGATTTTCTATGTTCGGCCAGCATACTATTACTGGTCTATATTCTGATGATACTGTGCAACGTGCTGGCTCTGATGAGCTGTTAATATTACCAGAAGGGGCTAATTATCAAATATTAAGTCCAGAGGCTAATATAAGAGATGCTATAGACCTTACTAAAAATATGCTTGATTTGTGCGCCCAGAATAATCACCTCTCAATTAGTTTTGCGGAGACTTCTAGTGATAGACCGACATCTGGAATTGCTCTTAAAATAAAAGACCTTGAACGGTTTGAAGATTACCAAGATGATTTAGATTTGTGGATAAAGTACGAGAATGACTACTATGATATTGAAAAACAATTAGCTAGTCTGTATAATATTTCACTGCCGGATAAACTAGGAATAGATTTTAATGAACCAGAATATCCAAAGACAACTCAAGATGAGGTTATGATGCAGACGTGGATGCTAGAAAATAACTTAACCACTCATGCTGAGATTTTAGTAGGTTACAATAAAGACCTTACAATAGAGCAAGCTCAAAAAATTGTAGATAACAACAAGGAGATAAATGGCCAAGGAACTGAAGAAGAAGAACAGCCCCAAGGAACAATCTTTGATAGATTACGTCAAGAAACTCCGTCAGCTTAATGATATAGATATCTTCATACCTCAAGTAGATGCGGAAGAAGTCATAAAAGACCCCGTAGAATACGCTAAAACTATGGCTGAGGTTAACTTTGCCAAGCATATAAAATCTTTCCAAAAAGCCTATGATTTGGGCTTTATATTTGGTAAAGAGTTAATGGAGGAGTAGTGGCTGGGCCTTACGATAAATTAATTAGAAAATTACATAAAGCTACAGACAGAGCATTGAATACGTTTGCAAATAGCGTAAACTTAAAAATTCAATCTAATACTAGCGCTGGTAAAGATGTCAATGATAAAGCATTTGAAAGACTATCTACTGAGACTACAATACCAGATAGGGCACGCCAGAATTTTCCATCTGGACCGCCATTGGTTCGTAGTGGAAAGTTAAAAAGTACGAAAATTGAACGCGGTGATTTGAAATATACGATAAAAATGACTGGTAGAAAAAAAGGATTAGCGTATGGGGCTTTACACAATGAAGGATATACAACATCTTCAAAATCTGCCTATCCTAATCAGCGTGTTCCAGCTCGTAAATGGTTTGGCATTCCAAAAGGATTTACTGGCAATGGAAAAGAGGCAAAACAATTTAAACAGCAATTAAGTAATATTATTGGTAGCGCATTTAAAGGTACCACTACTAAGAAAGTGAAATAATGGCAACGGATTTAGAAAAACAATTAGTAGCTTTTTACGGAGATGATTTAGTAGGTATTTTACAACGTTTATCTACTGGCTCCAATAAAGCGGTAGAAGAGGTCGTTCAAAATATATTTAGTAGGATGACTATTGATGCTGAAATATTCGGAGCTAATATTACTAAGGAAGTGGCACGTCTACAAGCTAATGGAGTGTCGCGTACAGTTATAGCTCAGACTATAAAGAATGATATGCAAACGGGCGGTAGAATATTTGGTCAATATCGGAACTCTATTAAGGGTGGTATTGTAGAGCAAGTAAATCAATCGGGTCGCCTTGGACAACTACAATCTTTTCCTCCAGAACAACAGCTGTATCAATGGACAACAGTTGGTGGGCATAAGATATGCGTTGATTGCGAAGGTAGAGCGGGTGAGATTTTAACATGGGAAGAATGGGAGCGAGAAGGACTCCCGGGTTCTGGATGGTCCGTATGTAGAGGACATTGTTATTGCGTTCTGGTTCCAGCTGGTAAATTACCTAAACGCGTTGATGCTCCGGGGATAAGACCAACTCCAACGCCACGTAAGCCAAAGCCTATTACTGAAAATCAGTCTATAACCTTAGCTACAAGGTTTCTTGGAATGGCACAGAGATTAGACGATTCGTTAACGGGCTTGGTCCAAAAAATGGCCAACCAAACGGACTCAAAATTGCATGGATTGAAATATAGATTAAAAGAGTTTGATAGTGCCAAGAGAAAACTACTTACACTGTCTTCAGAAAAGGGAATGAGTTACAGCCAACTAGCAAAGGAAGATTTAGGCGACCTTAATAGATATACATTTATCCTTGATGAGAAAAATTATGTATCCAAATATAGAGAGATAATAGCTGGCGTTGAGGCCGATGGATATCAGCTCCATTCTGTCGGTAACTATTGGAACGGAAAAATGTATAGAGGGCTAAATGTTAAATTTCGTGCACCAGATGGTCGTTATATTGAAATGCAATTTAATACACGGGTTCAGCAGAAGGCTAAGGATATGTGGTCTCATAAGTTATACGAAGAGTATAGAGATGTTAAAACTTCAAAATTTCGTAGGGCAGAATTAGAGAAAATAATGACAGAGCGCTGGATATCTACCAGCCGTCCGAGTAACTGGGATGCTATCCTAGACTATCCTTAATCCAGCTTTCATTCCACTTGGAAATCCACTCATCTATAAATTTTTGTGGCATTTCAACGCCATCTGGCGGTGAGAAATATCCACCATCTGAAGAGCCCATCCACATACTAATTTTATCTGGTGCTTCAATCCAACCATGAGCCTCATTACAATACTCGACTGTTGACGAATTATCACCCGTTATTTTTCTGGCTATAGATAGTGGAATTTTATTTTTAATAG